GCGGGTTTGGGTTTGTGAAACACAAGAACAATTAGACAACTACGCTGAAATCTTCTTGGGTTCTAACTTTGTAAAAAATCTTTCAAAATAATTTGGCGGTATAAAAAAAAAGTAATATCTTTGAACCATCAAACAAAAAAACAGAAACTATGAAAACAAACTTCTTTTCAAACGAACTAACCTACAACAGCCAAGAGTTGTTGGAAACACTTTGTAATCAAGGTGGAACTTACTTCCTTGACTATACTTGTAAATACGGAAAACAACGTTCCGTCGCCTTCTACGTGAAGAAAAACGAATACGGAAAAAACACAATCCACTTCAAAAGAAATGGACGTAAATACGAACAAGAATACCTTTGCTACAACACGCTTACATCAAAGGTGTTATGTAAATATGACAGCTAAAAAACAAGTAAAAAACCAAATAATAATATGAGAAACACAAAACCCCTTACGGACAGCGAAAAAGTAAAAGTAGCTGAAATCTTGGAAAGAACAGACGCTGGTAGTTTGGACTTCCTTGCTATGATGATTGAAATGCACACTATGGGTGTGAGAGCAAAAGAAAAAGACAACGAATATACTTACTGGTGGGAATATATCCGTCCCCAAGTAGAACAATCGTTGTATGGAAAACGTGTAATGCCAGCAGGACAATACCCACTTTTCAGCAAATGGTTAGAAGACAAAATCTGGCAGTTCGCAGATGAAGTAATCAAAGAGTGGTTCCTAAAAGTGTTCAAAAAAGTATCACAATACTTGGACGACCGAGGCTTGGAGTGGGACGCTTGTTATAACCACGACTTGAATAACTATACGGGTTATGTTGTTGATGAAGTAATGGAAACTTTGGACGATAAAAATGGTGAAGGTTCATATATGTTTGGACTACCAAGAAAAATGTGGGCTATGAATATGGACGAAATGGAAGAAATGGAGGTTGAAGATGCAGAATAAAGAAAGACAAATCGCAACACAAAGTCAGTTGAAGTTGGCTTTGGACTGGTCTAACAGCTGTGGATACTGCTTGTCCATCAAAGACCTTGTATCAGTATCAGTAGTCCTTGTTGATTACGTAGAAAACGGATACAGCAAGGAACTAAAAGACCGACTTGAAAAGGTAGATAAATACCTTGAAGAACAATACAAAGGGTAAGGAAGCGGGACGTAATATATGTATAAAACGTGAAAGTGGGGGGTAGTGTCCCGTATCACCCACAATCACAAAAACGGGTAAAACCACTAATTTTTTTATTCAAATGGTAAGACATAATTTGAAAAACGTAGAAAGAACGGGTCAAGAGACCCTAATGACCAGAGATTACAACAACTTCAAGTTGATTGTATCAAACCGAGATGTGCAAAATCAGCACTACGAAAGGTTGAAAAAATCCATCAAAGAACACGGACAAATGGTCCCAATCATCGTAGATGGTAATGGTAATGTTTATGAAGGACAACACCGCTTGTTGGCGTGTAAAGAGCTAAACATACCAGTAAGGTTCATCGTAAATCCAGTAATCAGTTTAGACGACATCAGCGAGCTAAACAGCCAAAGTAGAAACTGGAAAATAGATGACTACTTGAAACACCACGCCGAGCGTGATGTAAAGGACTACATCAAGCTCCGTGAAATCATCAATCAACACAAAGAGCTAAACCTTGACACGACACACTTTATCACCATCTTTTCAAGTGATAGTGGAAAGGTAATCAAAAACTTCCAAGATGGAAAATACACCATCACCCAAGAAGCTCGTGGAAAAGAAGTTTTGGCACTTTACTACTTGATAAAGGACTTTGTAGATACAAACCCAAGTCAAATCTTTTTTAGAAGTTTGGCTAAACTTTTAGCACGAAAAGTGAATATAGAAAGGTTAGTATCAAAAGTGAAAATGCGTCGTTTTAGAAAGATAGACACAGCGAACATACGATACTATATGTTGGAGTGGGAAGAAGTGTATAACTTCAAAGAAAAGAAGGAACACGTCCGCATCTACTAAAAAATAATACAAAGGGTAAGTTTGGTTTCTGTTCCCTTTGTTAGACCCCTACCAGAGATGGTGGGGGTTTTTTTATTTTGCTATGTCAAAAAAACGGACTATGGTTATATTTATTATAAGATATTATTTAGTAAATGACCTTTTTTGACTGGATAAATAAAAATCACAAAGAAGCGATGGATATGGTAAAAAAGATTTGTGTGGATAAAGACCAACAATACGACTTATTCCAATCAGTCGTGGAACAACTATTGCTCAAACCCAAAAAGGTAAATGAAATTCCAGATAGTCAAAAGATGTATTATTTTATTAGGGTGGTAAGAAACAACTACAATTCAAAGACAAGTCCTTATCATAAGGAATACAGAAAGAACCAGAACTTCCATACACCCCTAATAGATGACATTACAGAAGGTTTCATAGACGAAGAATACACAGAGACCCTACCCGATATAAAATGGGTTCATAAGCAATTAGAAACCTTTGACTGGTTTGATAGGGACCTATTCTTATTATGGTTAGAAATGGGAACACTAACATCAGTATCAAAACAAACACATATCCCCCTAAACAGCGTGGGACGATACATAAATAAAATCAAAAAAAAACTACAAGAATTATGGCAACGGGAGCTTGGAAACTAACAGAAGCAGATGTCCTTGAAATTAGGGGACTGATAAATAAGGGTGTGCAAGACGGGGTTATAGCTGAACGCTATGACGTATCCCGTGAGCACGTATGGAAGATTAGACATAACCAAAGATGGGCGTGGGTAGAACCACAAGAACAACCAAAGAAACGCAGTAATGATTTTAGACAATTCATTACCACCCAACAACCACCGAAGGACCCCCTAATCAAAAAGGTAATTGTCATTTACGCAGATGGAACAAGAGTGGAGCTTTGAAGAATTGGAAGCAATCCAATCCCTTATGGAAAGGGCACGATATTCACACGCTGAACGACTATTGGTATATGACTTATACAACCGAATATTCCGTGTAAAGAAACACCCTACATCGTGTGGTAAGTGTATGGTGAATACCCTAAACGCACTACGAAGAAAATACGAAGATGAACGAACTAAACGAAACCAATAGAAGGGGAAGACCCGTAGGTAGTAAAAAAGGTAAGATGACAAAAGGACAAGTAGAAGACCTACTGACAAGGTCCCTGCAAGAAATCTTGGATAAACATTTGTCCTATACGGAATATACCAAATGGATTACCAACGAATATCGTATATCGTTCCAACAAGCGAACGAATACTGGTTGCGAACTTGGACCCTACTACAAGAAAAATACCAGTTGGAAAGGGACCAACTGATAAACAAACATCTACAAAAATACTGGCAGATTTACGACTTGGCACTTGCGAAGGAAGACCTAAATAACGCACGTCAAACACTAAATGACATCAGTAAGTTATTGGGTATGGCGGAACCCGAAAAAGTAGATGTGAAACAAGAATTGAAAATCAAATTCAAGTTTGGATTGACTGACTGATGAAGATAATAGTAAGCGACCCTGGTGATGAAATGGAAGGGGACCACATATACGATACATTATGGAAGTAGAAGTTGAAGGTTTTACCCCCTACCCAAAACAAGCCGAGTTCATATCACAGATTGAGCAGGAACACGTAAAATACGCTGTCCTTACAATCGGTCGTCAGTTCGGTAAAACACTTCTTGCGGAAAACTTATTACTGAAATGGGCATTAGAAAATAACAACACGACCCTTATGTGGGTTAGTCCAATTTATTCACAAGTCCGTAAGGTATTTGAAGATATTGAAAAAGCGATTGCTGGCACCCCAATCCTTGTATCATCTAACAAATCCAATTATGAAATGGGGCTAATAAACGGCAGTAAAATACTATTTAGGTCTGGTGAAAAACCCGACAGCTTACGTGGTTATACATTAGATTACCTAATAGTAGATGAAGCAGCATTTATCAAAGATGAAGTATGGAACGAAGTATTGAAACCGACAATTCTAATCAAAGGAAAAAAGGTATGTTTTATATCAACACCGAAGGGCAGAAACTATTTGTATTCTTTACATACAAGGGGTTTAGACCCCGACCAACCCCAATACATAACCCTACAAGGGACGAGCTATGACAACCCCTATATTGACAAGGGTGAATTAGACGAAGCAAAAAAGACCCTACCCGAAAACGTATTCAAGCAAGAAATAATGGGTGAATTCGTGGATAGTGGGGGGTCTGTATTTACGGACATAGACACCTATTGTGTATTACCAAATTGGATAAATAAACAACCAGGTAAAAGATACTATGCGGGGATTGACGTAGGACGACAAGATGACTATTCGGTATTGACGA